AGACTGTTGTTAGTCCATTAGTTATACCATTAACTAATTTTTCTTCTTCTTTCTCTTCTAATTCCATATTCCATTGATATAATATCGCATGTAAAATTTCATGTAATAATGTATTAGCATGAGAAACTCCTTTTTCGGTTGTTACATATCCTATAACACCTTCCTTGGAAAAAAACTGCCCTTGTGCTTCATTGGCACTGGCAACAGTTTGTTTCCATTCTTCTAACTTATATTCCTTATATCCGACTTTAATTTTATCAGGTATATGCATTAATATCCAAATACACGGTCAGCAGGTTTGAATGTTGCTTTTTCTTTTTGTGATTTTAAAAATGTATCTTCTTGATAACTATTTGGATTTAATGGTCTTGACATGCATCCATATCTGAGAGCGTCATATGCATGGTCTTCCGCATCTGTATCCACATCTTCCGGATTATGTTTATCTGTAGGAAGAAGTGGAAATGTCCTTAATAAATTTCTGCAAGTATTAAACACTCGCAATCCCGGCTCTTCCGTTTTTGAATCAATTCTTAATCTTTTATGCAATTCTAATTTTCCAGCCACTCTGCTTCTTGGTGACCTGTCTGATGGTCTCCATCTGCATCCTTCACGAATCATTGTTTCCGCAATGCTTGGGCCAATATCTCCTCGTTTTGCCCATGTAGAGGAATCTAATACACCGTATCTTATATATTCCCCCTCTTCTGCCTCTAGAACTTTTTTCGCAAATAAATCAGCCGTAAGTCTTTTTGTATATAATTCTCTATAAACCCAAAGATTATTATCAAAATCAATAGCAATCCATAAGCAGCAAGCATAAGAAGAATACCCCCAGTCACAAGTACGAAACCTGTGCCAATTACGAGGTATTTCAAAAGGGTCTGTAACATGTCGTACTACATCAAATTCAGGAAATGCACAATCTTCAAATGCGTTCCAATCTCCTTCTAAAAATTGTTTTCGTTGAACTTCCGGTAAAGAAGACAACATGACAAGATAATCATCTGTCTGCATGAGATAGGGATTATCTTGAAGTTTAGCCGGAATAAATCTTCGTGTTATTTTTTTCTGACCAACAATCGTGTCAATTATGACATCAAAAGGTTTATTAGGTTCTGACGGGTCAACAAACATGTCCTTAACCCACAAAGACCCTATATTACCTGGATTTCCCGTTGCACGCATAAATACCGGTATTTCCGGGTCAACACTTCTGAGGGAGGAACGCAAGAAGTTATAAATTTCTGGAGTAGGATATTGAGGTAGTTCATCTATGCCTATCCAAGTGTATGATTGACCTTGGTAACGAAGAACATCTGTTAAATTTTCTGCGTAACCAAATTCAATTCTAGCCCCTGAAGGAAATCGCCATTCTTTTTCCTGCTCTCTCCATTTTGCACCAGGGAATGCTTTACCATATAGCCGTTGAGAATGATTAATCATGTCTCTCAACTCCGGCATGGAACGTCTTAATAATAAAGCCCTATGATGTTCCTTATAGCAATATCTTAAAGGGTCAACAAGCATGGCGTATGATTTGCCGCCGCCTCTTGCTCCTCCATAAAAAACTTCTCGTTCAGAAGATGCCAGAAATTCCGTTTGAGGGCCTTTATTAGGTTCAAAAACAATATTTTCTTTAACATGCTCTTGAATTTTAGGGGAGAGTTGCTCCACTTCATTTGAATCAAGAACAGTTGAGTTTTTTCCTTTTAACGCATCATCCGTTTTTAAAATGTTTTCTTTTTTTCTTTTTGCAGTATGAAACTTATTTTGAGCATTCTCTATTTTTTTATTTTGTTCCCGTAAAGTTCGCTGAGCGGAAATTTTCGCCTTTATTGCAACGCTATAATTTCGTTTGCCTTGAGGTTCTCCCCGTTTTCTTCCGAGATTCGCTCTTGGCTTCGGTGGTTGAAGTTCTTCCATTTATCTGCTATTTTTTTTAATCCAACATGACTGATTGGTCTTCCCGTTTTTCGGTGCAACCAATTGGCCACCTCACGATATGAACAATTTTCTAAATAATTTATCGCTTGTTTTAATGCATCCAGTTGTTCTTGAATCGGCTCCAAATAATTTATATCTTCCGCTAATTTATACCCAAAAGGTATGGTTCTCGCTTTACGTTTTATAAGTTCCATCTTTTGGTGGTAATATGAATATACCGTGAGCTACCTGAGCGTTTATGTCAATTTTTTCCTTTTTTACTAAACCAACCCTGTCCAGTATTTGTTTCGCTGCTTCCATTCGTATATTCGCCGCCGGTGTCATTCCATCCTCATCCAACGCATCAACCAATCCCTTGACGGCTTTTGCTGAATGCAAAGCCAAAGAATATTCAGCCTGTGAGACAATTTCATCTTTTAACGCCTTGACAACCTTTGGATAGGAACTTGGAGCATACCCCGCAAGCTCTCCCGCTTTTTTTGGATTACCCTGTGCCTTTCCAAATAAAAAACTAATAAAAGTCTTTTGTTGAGAAGTCAGTTCCTTATTTTGTATTTTTTCTGGTAACATTTGGTTTTGTAAAAATTTTCCACCAGGCTTCCGCTAATCCGTATGGGTCAGAACCAGCGTCTTTTTTGCTTGCTTTTTTCCCGTCTTTCTTTCGCCCAGTTTGGTGTTTCAATTTTTTTCTCTTCACGTTGCTGATATCCTTTTTCTGCCGCTTGCATTATTTGTTCTCTGGCTTTGTCTTCCTTTCCACCCATATCTGATATGACAGATATTTTAGGAGCAGATATAACTCTTCTAATAAAACGCCTGCGAGCCGGAAAGTTTCTTTTGTCGATAGGTAGATTTTCCGTAAATCGTCCACCCGTCTTTGTATTTTCGTATTCATAGATTGGCATTATTTCATGTGATTCGTCAAGAACCACATTCCCACTAAACACTTTTCTACGTCCCTTTTGGTAATATTTGATAATATTTTAATAGTGTCTTTCATTATCTATTATATAAATTCTTTTGTCTTTTCCATTCACGGTATTCCTTATCTGTTTTGAATATCCGTTTATTTGGATTAAAATCCAGACTGGCCTTTGAATGGGGCCTGGCTTTACCGGCAATTGATTTCTTTTTAGTTTCCCTACTCCATGAACCTTCTTTTTCCTGACTTTTAACATCCTTTAATAACTGATTGAATTTCAATCCCCGCTCTTTCATTTGCTTTTTCAGGTCATTAATTCTAACTTGATACTTATTTCTTCCATTAGCCTTTTGAGATGCCAATGAATCCTTGTTCTTTAACAGATTCTTCAATAAATTTTCATACTGTCCAAATTTAGCCATTACTTTTTACCTGCTTTTCTATTTCTAGGGAATGACCGATTGGAACGCTTCGTCCTCACTGTCAAGTTCTTTTTTGAATTATTCATCGGATTTCCATCCTTGTGGTGCACATCCATGCCTTTCTTGCCTGATTTACGATTGGCCTTATTACGGGAAGACCTCCTCTTTATCTGGGACGGTCTTGCGTGATATCTGTCGTATTCCTGCCTGTAATTTCTAGTAGGCATATTTGGTTGTCTTGGATTTCTTCTCTTTTTCTGATTTTCTACCCAATTTACCCTTTTTAGGAGCTACTTTGCCTATTCTGGCTTTTGCACCAGTCTTCGGTTTAGCTTTTCCTCTGCCTAATTTTCCATACATCGGCATGATGATTCTCCTATGTTATGTTTTCAATAAGCTTTTTAACGAGCTTATAGTCTTTTTTATTCGATTTCCTGTAATAATGGAATTGCCTAAGATGCTTTTGCAAATTTTCCCTATATTTTTTTTTATCTTCCACAGATTGTGCATTATAGTACTCCTGAGTTATCCTAACAATATCCTCTTTTAAGCTGAACACGCTAGGCATTCTTCTTCTGTGCCATTATTGTTCTTAACTTGTTCCTTAAGTTTATAGTTTTCAGCTCTAAGTTCAATCCGGTCACCATACGCCTTGTCCAACTTCTCAAATAAAAATTTATTGTTCTCTTTAATTGTCTTGATGTCATCTTCCAGATGTTTT